GCGTTTATTACAGGCAAAGCCATTATAATCCGCCGTTAACTGTCTGTGCTAAACCATTCTTTTGATTTATTAAAAATGAGTTATAAATTAACTGACCAAACTCACCAGCATTAGGTGCTAACTCTAAGGTTACATTTACAGGCGTAGCAGTTATTGGGCCTGTGTTGCCACCTGCTTGACCAAAAGGTGTACCCATAAATGGCGTAGATGGTACGTTAGACATTCCACCAGTCTGCCCTGGTGCTATGTTTCTTACTGGATCATATAGTGCAAGTCTTGCTATGGTTGCCCTAAATGCGGCCTCTAATGCTAAAGCACTTGCTGCCATGGCTTCGGCCATTTTCTTCGCAGCTTCTGCAGCGTTCATCTCTGCTAAAAATTTCTTAGCCAAAGCTTCGTTATTATCTAGGATTGCGAGTTGTGATTTAAGGCGTAACTTAGTTTCTTCATCGGTAGCAGCGTTTAATGCAGCTGTAAGTCCTATGCGCTCTAAATCAAACTTGTCTCGTAATTCATCTACAGCTGTTTTCTTTTTTAACGCTGCTAGTTCTAAAGCTCTTAGTCTGTCTAATTCTTTTTTCTGTCTAATTTCTATTCTAAATTGCTGACTAGATATACGGCCTGCGCTGCGTTGTTCGTTAGCTGGCAATTCTCTTGCTGGTGTGTTTTCTTTACCAAGCCTAGCTAATAATCCTAATGCGCTTGTTTCATAAAAGGCTTTACCTATTAAACCAATACCAGGTATATCACCTAATTTTGCAATCAATACTCCTAAACCTGTAATAGTGTAGCCTGTCTGCTTACCTAATGCTTCCATCTTTTTAGTTGTATCTTTAATATTTGTATCTTTACCTAATGCGTCAAGTGCACCTAATATGCCTTTACCTATTTCTTCTTTAACATTTTCGCTTGCTACTTTTAATAAATCCATTTTTCCAGCGTATGTAGTTAGTCTAGCCTGCGCCTGACCTGCAAACTTAGCATTTAATTCTTCCATGATTTTATCCATGTTGCCAGTCTTGAGCGTGGCTTTACTTATGCCTGCACCTAATCTGCTAAGGCCTGCTGTGTTGCCTGAAAATCCTCGTGTTAATGCTGCGCTAACTTCAGAAAGTGATCTGCCTGTTGCTGCGCTTACGTTTAGTGCTGTTTGTAATGCATCTTGACTTTTAGTTATTGATCCTGTAGCTGTAAGTAATTGCTGAAAGGCTGGGCGTAATTCATCATCTAACACGCCATATAACCCTTGTAGCCTTGATATGTATTGCTCTACTCCTGGTGCTGAAAATGCAAACCCTGTATTACGTAATTGTACTTCTAAAGACTTAGCGGCTTTCTCATCTGCTGCAAATGCTTTTACTGCATTTTTGCTAAAATTTATTAAAGCCCTACCGCTAAACGCTGCAGCAAAGACTTTGGCAAAACTTTTTACTTGTTTTTCAAATGCGCTTACTTCTTTTTTACCTTTTTTTAATCCTTTGTTATCAAAGGTGCTTACTGCGCTGACAATTAAATTAGGCACTATGCAGCCTTTCTAATCTCTGTGTCTTTAATAAACTTCTTTGCTACTGTGTCAATAGCATTAACTACTCTAGGTATAATTACATCTTTAGTCTCATCCCACGCACGATAGATAACACGACCACGTTGCTTGCCTTGGCCCTTCATGCTAGATAGCATTTCTGCAGCTGCATTAAATTGCACAGGTGCGTTAGGGTTTAATGATCTATTACCTCTAGGCCTACCTATACGGCCTGCAGTCTCAAATATTGCGCCTGATCTAGAATTGTTAAACACATAGAATGCAGCCTTGAATCCTTTGTCGTTGCTTTTATTTTGACCTGCAGAATATGCAACCTTGCTTTTAGCGTAGGCATAGTCATAAGGTGGAAATAATCTATTAGGGTCTTTAACAGTTTCCATAGACCCAGTGCCTTTACCCCAGCCACTTAATACTTCATTTTGTGATGGTAAATAACCACGTGCCCGATCTCGGACAATTAACATAGCCTGCTTAATATTCTTTGACATTTCTTTATTCAGGTCTTTGTCTACATCTCGCATAGCCTTCTGGAGTTGCTTAACGCCTGTTACGACTACGGGCATTTTTAATCTCCTTAGCTCTATCGCTTAATACCTGGACTATAGCTTTAAGCATTTCGGAATCCATGTTAATGAACTCACTAGGCGCGATCCCAGTCTCTACACTTAAAGCAGCCACTGTATAGAGAATGGAGTCACGCGGTACTATTTTTTTTCTTCGTCTAATACCTCGACAGTTTCTAGGCTGTCAATAAACTCAATACCAAATATAGGTACAGTTACGTTAGCCCTACGTAAGCACTCGTGCGCCAAGTAATAAATCTCGGTCTGACGTTCGTGGTCACGTAGGACTTTACTAATTCCTGCGCCATACTTTAACTCAAAAGCGTACTCGACACCTGGCGTAATCTTGTGTTCAGATACTTCGCCATTAGCCCTTGTTATCTTTAGCTTTGCCATTACTACTCCTTAAGGTGTTGTGTCTACTACTATAACTGAGTTACATGTAAATGTAATACTCTGAGTCGATATGTCGCCAACTGCACCATTTAGATCTTGTGTGTTGTTCACCAAAATCGTAGTTTGATATTCTGGATTCGTTGCGCTGATAACTGCTGAAGTGCGCTTGATTACTAGCGGCACTGTTGTACCAAATGCTGCTGCAAGTGTTGCAGTAACTGCATTAGCACCTGAAGCTGCTGTATCGTTTAATAGATCTAATGTGATTGTTGATGCCTCTAGACCCTTAGTAAACTTATGGGCAGTGTCGCCCATCGCGGTTACTTCCAGTTCATCAAAGCTGCGGTTAATTGTGACACCTGTAACTACGCCTGAAATATCTACGCTGTTAAGGGTAACAACCGCACCATTACTTAGAAATACGGCCATTATTCTTCCTCTTCTTTCTTTAGAGCAGGTTTTTTAACCGCTGCTGGTGGTTCGGTAATCTGACCTATTCTAGTCAGAAATCTAAGGTCTTCTTCAGTAAATCCTTTATAGCTCATGTTAATTCCATTCTGTTAGAATTGATACAGTAATCTCAGACACAAGCAGATCACCGCTTGCTGCATTAACTATTGCTGGTGCTGAAATACTAGATATGTTCATCTGATAAGTAGCAGCTGCTAACTTTGTAACTACTGCTAAAATATAATCTTCTATACCAGCCAGATTGCCTTGATTATCAAATGCTGGCTTTGTAATTATAACTTTAAAATTTGCTAATGGATTGACACTTATCTCATCGTTATTAGTCGGTGTAATATATGGATCGCCCGGTGTAATAACCACTGCGTTAGCTAGAAGTGTCGCTGGTGGAAAACTAAATACTGACCACACGCCAGCATTAGTTAAACTAGTGGCTAAGGTTGATCTAAGTGTTGTTATTGCTGCTGGCATTAGCCGACCAATGAGTTAGGACTTGAATATGGCTGGATGAGACCACGTACCCTATTTATCAGTTGGTATCCCATCCTGTAAGGACTTGCAGTGATCCCATCCATACCTACCCCACCAGTCTGACTAACTTGACGGCTTTGCCAGATATCAACCGCGACTATCATCGCGGCTTCTCTTATGGCCGGGGTCGCAGTGTAAGCCTGTGCTTTATGCTCTGGGCCAAGTGCTCGGCCGTATGGTTTAATAAAATGAAATGGGTCGTCTGCAGAAACTTTTGCGTATTGAATAATGCTATAGCCGTTAGGGTATGAACTAAATGCGTATGTACTCCAAAATGCTGTGCCTATACTTGCCGGCACTGTAGTGCCCGGAAATGATCCTGTTAATGTGTATGTGCCATTGTATGTGCTTCCACAATTACTTACTACTATTGATTGGCCAGTCACAAAGATACCGGGATTTGCTAATACTAAAGTTGCTACGTTATTGCTTATAGATGAGCCGACTACTGGGGCATCGTTATGCCATAAATAACCTTGTATTAAATCTTCTGCCGATTGGCAGCACTCTTCTACGGTTGCATCGGTATATAAAGTGCCTATTCCAAGATTTGTGCGTAATTCTTGCATAGTTACCATTGCAGCGGCCATAGTGTCCTCTCTAAAAAGCTCCTCTAGGGCTAGGGCTACTAAACCCTAGAGGATTATTAAATTAACTAACTTATTACGTTAGGTTGAAGCGGCGAACGCCACCAGCAACTAATACACCAACAGCCATATATCCATAGAGAGAAGTTTCAATTTCTCCTGTGGTTGGAATATTGGTTGAAAGTCGTAGAATTGGTGACTCGTAAATTGATACTGAAGATGGAACTACAATAAATGCAGACTCATCGATAGTTGTTGAAACTGCGTTTGGATCTACATATAAGTCTAAACCAAGCACGTTTCCGCGCAGCGATGTAGGCACTGAAGACCCAGCATTATTCATAGGGTTAGCAGCATTGTAGATTGGACGACCTGTTGTATCTGTTGCACCAAGTAGTAATGACCACTGTGATGTTCCAGCAATATAACGTGTTGCCAATTCACCTGTTGCAAGATATGCGGCTGGTGCTTGTGTTGATACGTAAGAAATAAGACCTGCAGAATCGGCTGCTACTGCTGTAGCTTGTGTGCCACCTGCTGTAAGAGCTGCAATTACGGCAGCATCCGTAGCCTTATTATAAGCCCGGGTCATGTTGTCTAACATGGCCGCAAAAAACTCTGGAGAACTCCGCTCAAGAATTTCTAAACTGTAGCGTTGAAGTCCGGCATATTTCTTAACTGTTAAATTTACATAGCTAGAAACAATTCCGGTTTCTGATGGGCCCGCTGCTTCCGCAGTTTCTGCCACGGTTCCGCTAGTGGTAATTTTTGGAACAGAGATGGTCATTCCGGCTGCCGGAAGAGCACGTGATCCAATTGCATCAATAGCTGGTCGTGATCCAATAAGTGTATCTACTACTGTAGGTACGAACTGTGTTGGAGAAAATGCTGGGTTAGTGGTGAAAGAATCATCGGCGGCAGTTATAAATTTTGCTACGTCTGCTTCTGCTTTCATTACCCACTGTGCTGACTCGTGGTTACCTAATTTTGCTTTGATGCTGTGTTCTAGCATGTGTGCTTGTGTCTTAATTGGTGAGCGAGGCTCTGTATAGAATGATGCACTAATTGTTGGGCGTGCAGCCTCTACTGGAGCAACCTCTACCACTGGTACTGCTGTTGGCTCGGTGGTGTTGTCCACTTGTGCCTCACTTTCCGTAGTTGGTTGATTTGTTGCATCCGCTTCGCCTTCGCTAGCGGCAACTTTAGTTACTTGTGCTTCTGTAAATGCTGGTGACTCAACCAAGCTGACCTCTTTTAAGGTGGCTTTAGTTACATAGATATAATCTTTTTTCTGTGATGATTTAATAACATCTACTCCCACAGATAGACCATCTATTAATTGCTCACTTGCAAGCATTAACGCATCTGATCCTTGCATACTTGCGCTGATCTTAAAGCTAGCATAAATGCCATCTTCTGCTTCATTAAAATTTTGCATACGACCAATAGGCTTATCATTTCGATGTTGCATAAGCATCTTTATCTTGCCGGGATCACCGACATCTATTGAGCCTTTAGCAAAGACAACTTTACCAACACTTGTATTGCCGGCGGTCTCAAACGGGACAATTTTGCCAGCAATAACTCTACGCTCGCCGTCTGCGCTTTCTATTTGACTACTAAATGTAAGAATCAATTTGAATCCGCCCATGTTAGGACTGCAAAGGTGAATGATGGGGTAGTGCCACCAATTGTGCCGACTACTCTTAATTGATCGGTAAATGCAGTAGTTAATCTAATTACTTCTCGTGTAACGCCTGTTTTTTGTGTAAATGTAGCAATAGTATTCCAGTTAGTGCCATCTACTGTGTCTTGCACTACCACATCTAATGTAGGTAAAGTGCCGCTAGCTGCTGTAACGTCTAATTGCATTACTAGTAGTCTTGCTGCAGATAGTCCTTTAACGGCTGTGCCGGTAACTGTTTCAGTGCGAGCAGCTGACGCTAGTAGCGTTACCGTGCTAGCAGGTATATTGGCTTGTTGTATATCACTCATGCATTTTCTC